GACCCGATCGCACCGACGTCTCCGCTGAACCGCACCAGCCCGCCGCTCGTGCGGAATTGGTAGTTGTCGACGGCCACGGTCGCCGACGATGCCGCCGCCGCGCTCATCGTGGGACTGGCCACGTCGAGCGCAGCAGTGCCGGCGGCAGCCGGCGCGAACGCCACTGGCTTGAGCGCGAAGGTGAGACGCGGAGTCGCGCCTTCGAGGAAGAGAATGTCGCCACCGTTCACGAGTGCCGCGCCAGCGTTGAGCAAGGCGTTCCGGACTTCATCCGAGATGATCAATGTAGGAGCCCTTTCGATGGGTGGTTTAGGCCCCGAGACTCGAGACCCGGCGGACGTGGAACGCGAGCCCGCCGACGCTGGGGTCGCTCGCGCTGCCCCAGCCGCCGGTGGCCGCCTCGGTGTCCGTGTAGCTGTCTGCCCGGAGCCCGGTCGGGCTCTGCGCGACGTAGAGCAGAACGCCCTCCTCGGCCTGCTTCGCGTTGCGCAGCACGATGGTCGCTGCCTCGAGCACCAGATCTGCCGCGTCCTCGGCGATGAGCGCGAGCGTGGCCCAGCCCGCCTGGTACCACTTGGCACTTGGCGGGTGCAGCAACCGGAAGGTTTCGAGGATGTCGCGCAGCGTGCCGTGGCTTCGGTTGGTGCGGATCTTCGCCTTGATGAGACTGCGGTAGACCTCGGTGTCGAAGCCGCCGGAGTTCGGCTGCCCGACGATGCTGCCAAGGATCGCGAGCTGCAGGGGAAAGGCGTTGTCTACCATCCGCAGCAGGATGACCGAGTAGATCGCGTCTTCGAGCACCTGCACCTCGCTCGTCATCGCCCAGACGAACGACATGATGCGTGGCTTGCCCCAGAAGACGGGGTTGAGGTTCAGGATGCCGCGCCGCGCGTGGTCCGTGATCTGAACGACTTCTTCCATGCTGGTGCTCGGTCAGCGTACCCGCTGGACGTCGCCGCCAAACGCGCTCAACACACAGGAGGCGATCGCAAATTGCATTCGGATAATGGGCGAGATGGAGATCGCCACCGTGGTGTCCAGCGTGTCGTCGATAAATTGCGTGGTGGTGACCAGCAACCCGACGCCAGGGCCATACGCGGTCAACTCCGTGCGAGCGCGGCCGCCGCCTGCAACCGTACCCAGTCCCGTGATGGTCACGCTGCCGCGAATGAAAACGGCATAGGTGCCGGCCGCCGTGGGCGACGGCCACTCGGTGCCGGGCGTGGTGGTCATGGCTAGCGAATCGATGAAGTATTGCAACGTCATCGCGGTCGCCGTGGCGCCGCGCACGAAGCGCAGTGCCGCTTGCCATTCGTATCGATCGCCCACCGCCGCCGTGCCGGCAGGGATGATATAGTTGCCGCACGGGATGATGTTGGTGACGGCGGCGGTGATGCTCTGAAACGTCGTGTCGTTCGCGAGCCCCGTGCGGCGGGTCGAAAACCCGAGGACGGCTGAGCCCACCCGTTGCAGCACGCCGTCGGCGGCTGCAGCCAAGGCCGTTGGCGCCGCCGTGCCACCCGTGCCGTTCGCCAGTGCGGTATTGGCAGCGATCGTTCCGAACGTCGTGGCGTTGGTGTTCGCCGCAGCGACGATGGCGCCCGTCAGCGCAGCGCGCTGCACCTGGTCGCTCGTGATGGAGATCGATGTCGAGCCGGTCACGGCCAGCGCGCCTGCGGCATACGCGAGGCCTGCTCCTGCCAGCGTCGAGAACGGATGCGCGACCAGCGCTGCCGGCGCGCCCGTCGGGTTGGCGAGGAAGGAGTCCGCCGCCGCGCTGGCCATCTTCGTGACGGTCACCACGCCCGAGTCGATGGTGAACGTGGTCCCGTTCGCGCCGACGGTGATGTCGCCCTTGTCGCCATCGGTCAGCGGTGTCGTCACCTCGACGTCGTTGGCGTTGACGGTGAGTCCCGTCCCTGCTCCCACCGCGATGACGCCCGCCGCATACGCGAGGCCACCTCCTGCCAGCGTCGCAAACGGATGGGAGATCAGCGGCGCGCCCGAAGCCGTCGGGTTGGCGAGGAACGTATTGGCGAGCACGTTGGCCAGATCCCCTGTCGCCACCGAGGCCGGGTTGATGGTGAACGTGGCGCCGTTGCCGCTGACCGTGATGTCGCCCTTGTCCCCGTCGGTCAGCGGGGTCTCGATGTCGATCGCTCCCGCGGCGTACAGGAGCCCGACCCCTGCGAGCGTCGCGAACGGATGCGCGACCAGCGTCGCCAGCGCGCCCGTCGGGTTGGCCAGAAACGAGTTCGCGGCGAGCGCCGCCTGCTTCGCTGGCGTCACTGCGCCAGCGTCAATCGTGAACGTGGTGCCGAGCGCACCGACCGTGATGTCGCCCTTGTCCCCGTCGGTCAGCGGAATCGTCACCGCCACCGAGTCCGCGAGAACCGTGATGCCCGCGCCTGCGCCGACCGTGAGCTGCGGTCCCGTGTCCGTAAGACCGGCGCCGGCTAGCAGCGGCGCCAGCGCTTCTGCCAGCGAGCCATCGCCCACGATGAGCGTGGCCGCATCGACATACTCGAGGTTGTCGCCCTCGGCGTTTGCTCGCGCCAGCTTGTGCGCGTCCTGGATGCCGCTGGGCGCATTGATGCCGCCGGTGGACTCGTCGATGAGTTGTCCGTCGAGGGCGCTCATACTTGCTCCGTGATGGTGAGGTCGATGTTGGAGCTGTCGATCACGAGGATCTCGTCGATCTCCGCCTCGATGTTGACTTCGCCCGTGGGCGCCGGAGCGATGCCGAGGGTGAAGCCGAGGACGTCGGTCACGCCACCGACGGTGAAGTTGCTCGCCTTCAGCTTCTCGAAGACGGCGCGCTCCCCGTTCTGGCTCGGGCCCGCTGCAATGATGGCGAGCTTGGCTGCCTCGGTGACGGTCACTGGGTCCGCTCCCGCCACCACTTCGAGCTCGCCCACCACGTAGAGCAGCACCTGCGTGGCCCGGTCGAAGAAGACCACGACGTCATCGCCGTTGGAGTCGACGGCCGTCCCGCTCGAGGCACCGACCGCGGTCGTGGCCGCGCCTTTGCTGTCGAGGATGGCTTGCGCCACCTCGTCGTTGTCCGCGTCGACGGTAAGCCCGTCCCAGATGATCACCCGGATCGAGTGCTTCGGAAGCGACGCGGTATCGGTCTCCGTGTCGTTGACCAGCACCCGGCAGGACAGGACTCCCGCCACGTCGAGCACATCCGAGCGAATGCCGCCGGCGGAGCCCGAGGCCTGCGTCTCGAGGTCCTCCTCGCGCCGCACCCGGAGGTCGTCGATCTCTTCGAGGTCGTTGCCCGCCTCGGCGTCGAGCGGGTTGGTGATGCTCAGCCAGCCGCTCGTCGTCGCCGAGATGACAGTCAGCGTGCCAGCCAGGGCGGGCCTGTTCCCGGAGGACTCCGCGATGAACATGTTGTTCGGGTAGCTGCCGGAGAGCACCGAGACGACCTCGTCGCGGTTCACCCAGCGATTGGTCGGGTCGCCCGTGACGTTCGCCACCAGCGCGCCGGGGGCGAACGTCTTGGCCGCGCCGAGCCCGAGCGTACAGAGGCAGAGGCCAAACGTCGGCTGTCCTCGCTGCGTGCCGGTGAGCGCGGCCAGCGCCACCATCAGAGAGGCCTCGGCGTTGGCGGGGTCGAAGCCGTTGCGCGCCACCTCGAGTGCCTGCCAGGCGAGGTCGAGCTCGTCGCTGAAGGTGTCAACCGTGTTGCCGACCCAGTCGAGTTCGTCGAGCGCAAGCCGAGTGTCGATGCGCTTGCGCATCTTCTCCCGAATGCTGTCGCCGATCTCGGTGTGGGTCTTGCGACGGAAGCCCGTTGCGGATTCGCCGTAGGTGGTCAATCGTTCACGCGATCGGGGTGATGGGAGAAGTAGCCGTGATGATCTCGCCGTCCCGCATGCGCAGCTGGTAGCTGACGCTCAGGAGGCGCGTCTGGCGGTCGGTGCTGAAGGCGAGGCTAATGATCGAGTGCACCTCTGGATGGCTCAAGAAGTAGTCCCGGATCGCCGGTGGCAGGAGCGCTCGGTTCGGCTTGTCGAGCAGCACGAACCACGGGATGCCCTTGCTGAGGTCATACTTGTACGTGCCCTGAATGGTCTTGACGCCGACCGCCAGGCGCTGCGCTAGGCGCTGGGCACCAGTGACCATGAGAAACGTGCGACCGTCGCTCGAGAGCACGGCATCGCCAGCGATGGGAAAGCAGGCCATCAGTCTCCTCAAGACCAGGGCACGGGAGGCCCCGGCGGCACCGGTGTCGCGAGGCCCGTCAGCATCCACGCGTGAATCGCGTTGGCAATCTTGGTCGCCGCCGCACTGTTGGTGGCCGGGTACGGCTCGGCCAGCAGCGTCGCCCAGCCGATCGGCACCGGCGGCGGTACCGCGATGAAGGCCGGCGCCATGCCGGCACCGATGGTGACCGCGGCCGCGGTGAAGGCAGCGTCCATCGCAGCCATCGCCGACGGGCTCGCGAAGGCCGACGCAAGCGCCGACTGCAGCGTCGCCTGCGCTGCCGGCACGGTCAGCGAGGGCGGCACGACGCTGGCTGCATAGCTGCCATATGCCGTCGCCCAGAGCGCCGCGCAGGCGGCCGCGGTCGGGCCCGGGGTGTTCATCAGGTTGAGCAGGCTCGACTGGAGCGCTGCGGAGACGAGCGCCATGGCTACTCCGTGAGGACCTTCTCCGACTCGGTGACCTCCATCGTCGGCACCACGGGGCTCGGGCCCGGCGGGCTCGACGGGCCGACGGCGGTCGGATGCACGTGCGACACGAGGTAGTCGTGCAGGGCCGCGAAGTTCGCGTCGGTCAGATCGCCCTTGGCTACCCCGCTCGAGGCAGACGGACTGCCGAGCTTGATCTGCGAGGCGCCCACCACGATCTCGACCGTGCCGTCGTCCTTGCCGAGGTGCAGACCCTCGGTCGATGGCTCGTAGTCGGAGAGCGTCTCGGACTCGCTGCCCGGCAGCGCGATGGGATACGCGCCATGCCGGCGCCGGATGTTCGCTGGGCTCTGCTCGCCGGTCACGCGAAAGCGCGACGGGTCGAGGCCGTAGAACAGCAGCGTCACCTCGTCGCCCGGGTTGATGGGCCACACGAGGCGGTAGCCGCCGCCGCGAGGGAACTTCACCGGCACATCTGGGAACGGCGCGGGCACGTTGCCGTCGTGCACCAGCACCTCCACCTCGGCAGTCTTGGTCGCCGGATCGTACGAGACGACCTTGCCGGGCAGCGAGGTCCACACCGCGGAGAGCCCCGCCTTGGTGGCCGTGCGCATCAGCTCCGCGTCGCTGGGCTCTCTCATAGGACGGTGCTCGGCGCGGTCGGAGTGTCGTCCTCGGCGGCCTGCTCGGGCAGCAGCCCATCGCTCAGCGCGCCGAGTGGGATGCCGTGGAACTCGACCGTCCAGTTCTGCTCGTCGAAGTTGTCGCCCGAGTGCGTGGTCGCGACGCAGACGAAGTCGCCGGTCGCGCGCTCCGCCTCCACACGGAAGGCGACGCCGGGGATGAGATCGGACAAGAGGAGCGCCGTGCCTTCGACGTTGCCGAACTCATCGAGCCGCGCGTCGATGAGGCCGGTCGACGCGTTAATCAGCGGACCTTCGCCGTTGTACGGTTGCCCCTTCTTGGCTCCGACGAACTGCCCGTCTTGGAAGGACCAGTCGATCCCGAGCGAGTCCGCGAAGACCTGCAGCTCGAACACCGCACTGCCGTGCGCCATGTTTC